TACAGACAAAGGCTTAGAGATATCAGCAAAAATATCAAAAGCTGCAGGTGATGTAACACAACTTATTAAAGACGGTGTCCTTGGGGCTTTTTCTGTTGGTTTCAAAGTCAAGGACGCTGATTACATGACAGAAACCGATGGATACAGAATAAAGGACGCGGAACTTTTTGAAGTGTCCGTAGTATCAGTACCTTGCAACCAAGGGGCAACTTTTGGAATGGCAAAGTCATTCGATAGTATGGAAGCATACAATAAGTATAAGCAATCTTTTTACAAGGCTACCTCAACCGATTCAGCAGACGCTGTTGAAATTGAGCAGCCAAATGGGGCAATCGCCCAAGAAATGGAGACTAATATGTCAAATGAAAAACAAGCTCCTGAAAGCAAACCTGAGTTCGATCTTGAGTCATTCGCTAAGAAAGTAGCAGAAGATACTGCTGCTTCTATTGCAATGAAACAAGCCGAGCAAAAGGCTGCTGAGCAAAAAAGCTGCTGATGAAGCTGCTGAAAAAGCTGCTCAAGAAGCTGAGGTTCAAAAAGCCGCCGAGGAAGCAAAACAGGAAGAGCAAAAAACTATCGTTCAAGCTGGTTTATCTGGTGCAGAGAAGTTAATGCAAGATGTTGAGTCAAGAGTAAAATCAGACTACTCTAATTTAGAGCAAGTCGTTAAATCTCTTGAGAAGCAACTCGCTGAAAAGTCCGAAGAAATCATGAATATTCGTGAGTCAAAAAGACATTTCTCTGACAGACAAGGTCAAGGCGACTGGCAAAAAGCTTTTGAACAAGACATTCTTGATGCCAAATTTGCTGGTTTAGCAACTGGTAAAGGATGGGATACTCCTATGTCAAAATCTCTAATGGAGAAAGTAAACGCACATTCAGGTGTGGGTGTTTCTTCTGCAGACTTTGAACAAGTAGTATCTACAAACATTGAAAGAGATATTCAAAATGAGCTAGTGTTGGCTCCTCTATTTAGAGAAATCCCAATGACTGCTGCTAATATGATTATCCCAATTCTACCAGATAGTGGTTACGCTGAATTCGCTTCAGCTCAAACAGCTTCTGGTTCATCACCACATGGTAACTTAGCTGAAAGAGGTGACTCTTACGGTGCACCATTCGGTGGGGTTGATCTAACTGAAAGAACTCTTTCAACCAAAAAACTTATCTCACAATCTTACTTAGGTAACGAAACTGAAGAAGATGCAATTTTACCAATTCTACCTTTAATTAGAGAGTCAATGGTAAGATCACACGCAAGAGCAATCGAAAACGCTCTTCTCGTCGGTGACGACGCTGATGGTGCTTTCGGTACTTCTGGTGCATCTTTCGAAGGTCTTTGTCACTTAGCAAGAAACGATTCAGACTACACACAAAGTTCAACTGCTTTCGCATCTGACACTTTGACAGCTGCTGAATTGCTTTCAATGAGAAAGAACATGGGTAAATATGGTGTAAACCCAAGTGAAGTCGTATATATCGTTTCACAAAGGTCTTACTACGAATTGCTAGAAGATGCAGAGTTCCAAGATGCTAACCTAGTTGGCGACATGGCAACTAAACTATCTGGTGAAATTGGTCAGGTCTTCGGATCAAGAGTTTTACTCTGTGACGAATTTGCTACACCAGCTACTGGTACATTCGCAGCTATTGCAGTATACCCAAGAAATTTCGTAATGCCAAGACTAAGAGGCGTAACTGTCGAGTCTGACTACGAAGTTGCTAACCAAAGAAGAGTACTTGTTGCTTCACAAAGACTTGGATTTATTGATCTCATCGATAACTCAACTTCTAAGTGGGGATACATGTATTCAGCATCTTAATAATTAATCCCTTAACGGATATTATGGCTTGGGGCGAGCCTATCGCCCCACTTTTTAACTATGGCGAATTTAATAACATTAAGAGAATATAAAGATTTTGCGGGCATACAAGGTGTCAATGAAGATAGTAAAATCAATGTTATAATTCCTGCCATTAGTCAAGCAGTAAAAACTTATTGTGGTACAAGCATTATAGATTACTACTCTACTGATAAAACTGAATACTTTGATATAACTGACAATTTGACCTACGCAATAATGGTTGACGAAAG